GTCAGTAGATTTGTTAATACATCTGCCTTAGCTTGATGCACTTCGTCAACGATGATAGCAGCAACGCCTTCGATCAAGTCAACTAACTGTAGTGCTTCTGGATCGCCTTTGCCAGTTTTTTCTAAAATGTTTAACGACTGCCAAGTACAGATGGTATGTGTCTTATTGAGATCTTTGCGATCTCCATAATAAACTCCAACATCGAGTCCGACATTGAGATAATCTTCTTCTGTTTGTTCAACCAATGATTTATTTGGTACGATGACCATAGTACGTCCATATGGTTCGCACAGATGACTGAGCGTAGCAGTCATAATAGTCTTACCAGCACCAGTTGCTAGTTCCTGTAGGCTCTGTGGATTTTCTAGATAACGATTAATTGCATCTGGTTGATAGTCGCGCAACATGATGGGCTGACCAGCACGTTCATGTCCTTCTGGCCAAGTCTTGCCTTTATCAGCCCAATAGCTTTCTGTTACACGTTCAAACTGTAGCTTGTGAGATTTCCTATTATCGTCAACATCAATCTCGTAACCCATGTCGATCAATTCGGGCACAATGCGATCTAACAGACTTAGATATGTGGTGCCACCTAATCCAAAAAATGCCTTAGTTCCGTCCCAACGTCCCAGCTTAAATGCTGGCATGTGACGTGCGTATGGAAGTTCGTATTTGAATAGATTATGTAGTTTCTTCCTAGCTGGTAACTCTAGTCCATCTATCTTAATATTGACTTCGTCTCTAATTACAATCTTACATGACGACAACATCGTCTCCTAGTTGTTTATCTTGTGTTAGATAATACACTTTTAACAAGGCATTTGTCAACATCACCTGCATATTATGATGTGCGCTCACATAGTGATCATCTAGGATATAATAACGTAGATTGATACCTTCCTTAAGAAGACTCTTGTTATATTTTGTACCCAGGAAATAAATGCGAAGAGATTTGGTAACTGGCTTGTTAAGCAAGTGTTCTTTGATTATGCTATTAAATTGTTTTTGGTTGGGACTAGTATTTTCCTGTCTGAAATACACGCCCATCTGTTCAGTAGTGATACCTAATGAATTGGCAGCATCAATCCAAGCAGTCAGTGACTCCGGAGTGGCTGTATCTGTCATCACAATACCAACAGGAGCATCGTGCACCAAAACAGTTTTCAGTATCTCTGCATGATCAAGTTTGTCTTTCTTTGTTTGGAATGAAACAGTTTCAGGCATCGCCAGCATGACTTTGGTGATGTCAGATACAGGTAAATCTTCGATTTCGTGTAGTACGTTATCGTCAATAACTGTAAATTGACGCTTACGTAGTTCAGTCAATGCTGTTGTTAAATCGTCAGTCTCAATACCAAATTTTGTATTAGTGAATGTATAGACACTGTCATTCTTCACCAACATGGGAATATGATCTTTGAAAGTCTTATAGATATCATTGTACTGGTTAAACAATGACTCAGTTTCTTCGTCTCTGCTATAGTCGGACAAATTTTCCAGTATGAATTTCATACTGCCTTCATCAAAACTCAACCGCCAAGTCTTGGCTGCATCGTTCCAAACTGAATAGCTGAATTGATTGTTGTTTTTAAAACTGCGTAGTTTCTCAATCATCATCCTGTCGTAAGGAAATTTGATTTCAAAATATTTTACGTGATCAGCTGTGGCGATCTTAATGCTACGTTCCTGACTGAATACCCTAAGCGAAATTTTATTCGCAGGGTTGTCTAAGAACTGTGTTATATCTTGCTTGAAGTATGTGTTCAGCTGTTGCAGATATTTTCTGCAGAGCTTGTTTGCTAGAGCATTCTGTTTTTCAGTAAAGCCGTTGTTCATCAAAACTTGATTACTCAGACTAGTGATAACAGGGCTATCGAAGTTGTTGGTTTTGATGCCACTGTTCACATAGTTACCCATGTGATTCCTGTGACTCAGTGCTAAGAGAATATCTTCTATGTACATGACTCTAGTATACTATGTATCTAGGTCAAAGTCAATCTTAAAGCGTGATATCTTCCATACCAGCGGTACGTAACTTGATAATGTTACCAATTTGCCACTGCTTGATATCTAAGCCTTTGATGACTCCTAACCATTTGTTACGGATAAGTGCGAATTCGTTCACCAACTTTTCGAAATCCACCACATCAGCCTCGCCATCGACATATTTCTCAACATCTCGACTACTCAGTGCTCTTTGATAGTTTTCCAAATACTTACGGAACGTTTTGCTTTTTAGGCGCCTAAATTCGATATTTAGGTATTCCAGTATTGCTTCAATTTCTTGAAGTTGATGGAATCGTGTTTCAACTATACCTGGAAGTGCGGCACTAGCACGTTCTAGATTGCCGTAAATCTTGCAGTCTAGTTGTGCTTGTGCCAACTCCTTGTAGTAATAATCAAGGGCATTGGGCAGCTCATCTAAGCTCTTGCTGACCTTGTTATACCACATTTTCAGTCCTCATCTTCGTAGAAATCTTCTTCCTCTTCGTAGTCGTCAGCGCCGCCTTCGTCTAAGAATTCTTTGATTGCTATGTCAAGATTATTGTCAAGTCCCTGTAGACTGCTGATGGTGTCGTCATCTACATCATCATGATCTGCTAAGAAATTGACAAACTGTGTTGCTACTATTTCCATTTGCTTGGCTGGAATATATTCTTTGAATAGATCCCAGATCTCAATGATAGTTTGTTCGTCCATGGTTACTCGGTTTCCTCTACAATAGATTCAATTGGTTTGACCGCTTCAATTGAAGTATTGTAATTAGCCATTATAATATCAAGACCGTTCTTTTCATTACGATCCCACGCTTTACGGAACTGCTTGATCACCTCACCATCTGGTGTAGTATAAACAAGGCTGTTGCCTTCTTTCTTCAAAAGTCCCTTTGCTTCAAACAAATCAACCAATCCACTAGTTGGACTCATGCCAGTCTCATATGGAATCTCAACCTGTACTGATTCAAACGGTTTCGCATAACGTGTCTTCATTACCTTACACGCAGCGCGGATACCATTAACAGTAGTAGTCTTGTTACCATCTGCATCTGTCTTCAGCTTGAGCTTACGCATAGCAACTACAATAGAGCTAGCGTAAATGAAGCCTTGTCCACCACTGATCTTGTCATCTGGATCAAACATGTCTTGACTTGCGTATGTATGATTCGTTGCTACCAATCCCACATTATAACTACCAAACATGTTGACGCAGTTACGTACCAGTGCTGTCAGTGCCTTGGGTTTACGTCCCATGTCACCTTTCATCTCACCAGCTTCAAACTGATTAACGTCAGTAGGGGTCAACAACATGCCCAAGCTATCAATTACAAACAACACCTTAGGACGTTCACCGTCCAACATTGTCTTGTATTCTTTCATGAATTCACTGATAGTCTTGCCCACATCATCAATCATAGCCATGTTGAGCTTGAGAAGTTTCTGCTCGCTTGTATCGACTTCAAGCGCATGTAACCATGCCTCGTCAAGTGCGTTCTCGCTGTCAACTAGGACAACGAAAATACCTTGCTGTTGTGCATGTCTGATAATATTACCAGAGCAGATATAAGACTTACCTGCACCACTTTCACCAGCAAATACTGTTACTTTGCCAAGAGGAATACCCTTGTTGAAGTCACTGCTGATCAGGTAGTTGAGTGCGTAGTTACCTGTACTAATCCAGTCTGTAGGATCGTTAAAACCAACACCAAGCCCGTCAATAGACTTAGTGAGGGTTTTACGAAACTTCGAGACATCAAATGCCTTACCCATTCGTAAACCCTCCTAATTATTATTGCTTGTTGCGATTACGGATCATTGCAAGAATGTCTTGTGCGCGAGCACTTTGTTCACCCTTGCCATCATCTGCTGTTGGCTTTGCATCTGGAGTAAAAGGAGGTTCATCCTTATCCACTGCTGGAGCTGGAGCTGGAGCTGGCTTAGCAACTGCTACTGGAGCGGCAGTATCTACTGCACCTACGTCACTTTCTGAATCACGTGGATTACCAGTTGCACCTGCTGGCTTGTAGTATTGTCCCCAACGATCCATGTCAAATGCTTCGCCATCAACTGATGCTTCAAACATTTCCTTGATTACTTTGAGTTCAACATCTGTTGGCTTCTTAGGCAAGAAGTCCTTCAAATTAAACAAACCATACTGCTTGATAGCTTCCTGCTGTTCAGCAGTCAGACTGCTTTCACGACGTGACCACTTGGATGTGCTGTAGTCAGCATAGCCGCCCTTACTAGTCTTTGTAATGCGGAAATCTAGTCCACGAACAAAGTCAGTTGGCAATTCTTCCAACTCTGGATCGACCAATGCACCCTTGATGATGTTGAAAATCTGTGGGCCAATAATAAAACGGCGGATTGGATTTTCTGGGGTACGGTCTTCCTTAAATGGGCTTTCGTTCACAAAACCTTGGAATACATAACTACGCTTCTTCCAATACTTACGACCCATATCTTCCAACGCCTTATCCTTAAACCAAGGGCGCACCTCAGTAAGAATTGGACAAGTCTCTCCCCACATTTCCATGCAAGGGACTTGTACAGTCACAGGACGTGAATCAGTTTGACCTTTGATACCTGCAAAAGGTAACTTGATCATTGCACGTTCTGACCAGAAAAATGTGTTGTTGGGATCGTTGTCTGGAAGGAAGCGGATAACTGCTTCTTTGCCTTCTGGCATGTTCCAATGTGGGTAGATTGCGTTATCCCCACCTGATGAGCCGCCGGACTGTTTGTTAGCGGATTCTTGAAGTTTTGCTCTAATTTCTGCCAAAGTTGCCATAATGTTTTCTCCTTATAATAGCCTTTGTTTGCTTTTTTGCCTTTATATGCTTTGTGCTACTACACAAAACAAAAAACGCATACCGTTATAGTATGCGTTTTTATTTAGTCTGTCAAGAACAAACTACTGGAAATTTATCTCAATCCAGCCAATTGCCTTAAAATGGAAATACCTTGTTCTTCCTTCATCGTAGGATTAGGGTTTGCCGGTGGGTTTGTCACGGGTGCCGGATCTTGTGTGCTCTGATTAGGTGTCGTTGGTGTTGGGGTCTGTTGCCCTGCTGATTGCATAGCAGGGTGCCCATTTTGATCTTCAAACTCATTGCGTTCTCTGCGTGGACCATTTGCTGCTAGTTTTTGAATAAACTTTTCAGCAATCTCGCCTGCACGTTCGCCAAATTTCTTTTCTACTTTGACACGTACACCTGTTTCACCTAATGGGAATGTGCCGTCTTCTCTGTTGTAAAAGCTCTTGATGAACTCGGCTACTTCTTTCATGCTAGACGGACGTTCTACTAGTTCTTCGCCATCGCTGTCTTTATGACTGATATCTTCACGATCCTTCTTCATACCGCTTAACTTTAGAATATCTTGTAGTTCAGCAATACCGAAGTTTTCCTTCATTGGCTTCTTAGCTTTTGCCTTTCCGCCCATCTCGTCTTTACCTAAACGTCCTGCGATAACATCACCGCGTGTTACTTTATCATATGGTTTGGCATTATTGGCCAGGTTGCCATCGTTACCTTCTTCAACATTTTTGAATGGCTTTTTCTTTTTGTCAGCAACAGCCTTTTTCATTGGCTCCTTCTTATCGCCGTCCTTGTCCATGTCTAAAAAGTCTGGCTTGGCACCTTTAGCCTCTTTTACCTTACCATGTACCATGCACTCCATCTTTGGCTTGGAATCGCATGTACATTTCTTAGCTTCCATTAGTCCTGAAAGATTTAGTATACGATTAATACTTTCTTGTACCTGTGCTTCATGTAGGCTGTCATATGCCAACTCATGTACTAGATCACCGTGTCTATCGTTGAGTTCTTCAATCTCTTCATCACTTAGTTCTGTGCCATCAGTAAATGTAGCATAGCTAATGTATGCATCACTAAAATCTGGATAGTCTCTTGGATCAACGTCATCAACTTCTAAGCTGGCTCGATCAACTTCCTTGCCGTTGATCATAAGTGGATGCCCTTCTTCTAAAGGCATGCTTGCTACACTGCCTGCACCCATGCCACCGGCATTTTCTTTTGTGTTAGTATTTGTATCTGACGGTTCGGACTTTTTGTCCTGGGCTGGTGCAGAATCACCATTTGTTTGAGCTTTATTAGCTTCTTTTTCTTTGTTGCTTTGATAAGCAGCATTAGCACCTAATGCGCCGCCTGCAACACCTACTCGTGTAATAGGATTAAAAGCAAAACTACTGATCGCTTTGCCTGCTAGATCGCTTAGTGCCCCTTCATCCATCTCATCAAAGCCGCCTATGTCGTCCATGCCAATGCTGCCATGGCTACTGATACGTCCACGTAGATTCTGCATAAACGCATTATCATCTTCGTAATCGTCTTCGCTGTGTGCGCTGAAGCGTGGGTCATCATCTACGTGCTTAGATACCATGCCTGAACCTGCTAGCTTGTTCACGATCTGACTTGCTAGTCGATCTGAGATATCAAATTCAATCATCAAGTGTGTGATCGCATCATCTTTGTCCATCTCACCTGACTGTAGTCTGTCTTTGATTTCAGCCTTGGCATGTTGTAGCACTTGACTGTTTACGCCTTCGCTCATGACACGTAAATCGTTCAATGAATATTTTTCATTAGCGATGCTGACGTGCGTTAGACCCTCGTTCTGCATCTTCATAATTAAATTAGTGTAGCGTTCGTGTTTCATACCTTCTGCCATCTGTGCTGGCTCCAATTCTGGTCCAGCGATAGACTGTGCTGGTTGATTTTGTGCATCTGGGATCTGATTTAAATCCAGTTGATCTAAA